GTCTAATGTTCTCTGCCCTGTCTTCCTTAGAAAAATCTAAGTCATTACAGAGTCCTTTTCTAACTTCATCCCCATCTAAAATATGTCCACCTAATTTTAATTGTATTTGATGTGCAAGTGTTGTTTTACCACTACACGGTAGTCCTGTTAGCCATATTACTTTCAAACTCATATCCAAATTCTTTTATAGTTTGAGGAAACATTTTTGCTACAAATTCTATATCTGCTTTATTATAATATTTGCTGTAGTGTTTCTTATCAATTCTGATATCGCCTTTTATTATAGGGAGCTTTTTATATGGTATTCCCACCCATCCACAAATTCGTTTATAATCGGACTCAAGGTTTTCATATCTTAAATAATAATCTGCTATTTTCTTTCCATCTTTAAAATAATAATCTTCATGAAAAAAAGCATGTTCAGAATTAGAACCTTTAGCTAACCATTCTGAAAATGTACTGCCTAGTATTCTATCCCACCAATACATAGAAACTGCCATGTCCCAGGGATTTCTTACAATGGTAAACTTGAAAAATGAATCCCAATCAATTTTTGCCAGCTCTCTAATAGTATCCGGGAGCATATGGCGTTTGTATCCTTTAAAATTTCTTCTATAAAGTTTTAATCCTAATTTTAAAACATCTACTATTGGATCTGGTTGGTTAACTATATCATTGTCTCCACAATACTCGCCTAATGCTTGTAGTACCGCACTACTACCAACTTTAAGAGGTCGCCAATAAATAAAATTGTGTTTAAATGAAATAATCACGTATTTATTTCTTAATGACGATACTTTAATACCTCACTTGCAAATCCAAAACTTAGATTAATTCTAGGCCGATCTCCAACAACTTTTGTTGTTCCATGTTCATATAAATCTGGTCTATAGTTAATTAGCATCCGCTCTTTAACTGCTAATTCTTCGCCATTGTATATATTTATACCGCCTTTATGCGGTAATTGAATTAGTACGTTAAATCTATGATGTTCACCAATTGGTAATTTATCTGTATGAAAATGAATATAAGCACCATCCTTTTGCATTCCTAACCAGTCGCCAAGACTTGGCTCATCTTCCCAACCATAGAGATTAAACTTTTTAATAATTCTATCTTTAATAGTATAAACAAGTTCATTGTCAGCAAGATTCTTTACTTGGTTAAAAAATCTTCCGGGACCATGACCATTTGGCATTAATCTACATTCTTCTTTATACGCCCAATCTTTTAGGTTTTCTTGTTCTTCAATAGATATAAAATTTTCACTTAGCATGATTCCACCATCCAGTGGCAATATATTTTTCTGTTGTTATAGGAGGATTACCCCGATGAGTATGCATAAAATAAGCAGGAAATATAAGAATATCTCCTTTACATGGTTGTATTCTTTTTCCATAGTGTAAAAATTCTGTTTCTCCTTCACCATCTGGAAGACTATTCAAATACATAGTCCATACTAAAACTCTATCAGCATAAATGCCTGCTCCATTTTCACAATGCCAATTATGAAAACCACCACCTATAGGAGTTTTTTGTAATTTAATCCTATAACTTATATACGCCGTCTCTTGTAATAAAGTAAGGTATTTTTCTCTATATTCTCCTACTGCATTATTTAAAGCATCACGCACTTTATTAGCATACTCGCAAGGACCTGGGTCAACCCAGTCCAATAAAATTTGAAAATCTCTTCGCGTAATTGAATTTTCTTCTGATCTACTACCTTCTATTAATAAATATTTATCAATTATAGAAACAAGAGAATCACATAAATCATCAGATGCGTATTTTTTATAAATCTCTATACAATCTTCTTTCATTTTAAATCTGGTCCCCAAAGCCATGTAACAAGAGAATAACGAACACCTTTAGTAACAGGAGCTACTCTATGCCAAGTAGACGCATCAAAAACTATAACAGACCCTTGCTTTCTTTTTAATGGATCGAATGGTTTTCCATTCCCTGTAAAAAATTCTAAATCTCCACCTTCATAATCTTTAGGATTACTTAGATTAACTGATAATGTTAATTTTCTATTAGTTCCATTAATACTTGAATCAAGATTATCTTGATGCCAATGATAAAAATTATCTACGCTATATTCCGTAAATTGAACCTGTTCATTTTGTCTATTCTGTTCGTAATTAAAAACATTATATCTAAACATATTATCATTAGCTTCAAGGATAAATTGAAATAACGATCTAACTAATAAATTATTTTCTCGAATCCAATAGACTCGACTATTTCTTTGTTTCTCCGCTGATTCCATATATCCCTTGACTCTATGCATTTCCTTAGAGTCACCTATACCGCCTCGGTCACCCTTCTCAATTATTTCATGTTTACCCTTGCCATCACCTACTCCGCCAATATCAAGTTCTAAATTTTTATATTTTTTTATTGTAGCTTCGCAATCTTCTATATTAATACCGTCATCCCAAGAACTATAAATCATAATTTCAATTGGTCCTTTTTAATTATAATTAGAGTTATAGGTAAAATCAGCTAAAACTTTAAAGTTATGAAAACCTAAACTATTTAATTTCTTTCTATCAAATGTCTTTATCTTACCTGATGGGTTAGTTAAACCAAACATTTGACTGCATCTATATACACTGTCATCTCCAGTTCTGTTTGCAGTTGCAACTGTTGAATAACAGATTTGATTCTTACATTCATAAGCACACCCAGCATTAGCGAATAAAACAATACGATCTTTTTGTTTAATCTTCTTTAATTCTTCTTCATTATCATTAAGATGCATCGGTAGATGTAGCTTGTCATATAAATTAAGAACCTTATCTATCTCAGAAAACTGGGTTTGTTTTATAACGCTAGCCTCTAGTGTATAGTCGCTATAGTCTCTTCTTACCCACTGAGCTAACTTATCATTTACAGTGACGACTGAATTACCTTTAATATGATATTTTTCAAGTAATGGCAATGATTCTTCGTAATGTTCTTTTGATACTTTGTCTCCAGTTAATAGAATTTTTAATTTTATTCCATTGGCTACCATCCAATCGTAATCTTCGTCCGTGACTTCTGCTCCGTGCCAAATTCTTCCTCCATATAATGGTGATTGTTCTTTAGTAAATCCAAAAACTCCTGTGATATTATCATATCCAATATTGTTAAATCTGGAAAACCATTCGCTCATTTTATTAGAAATATGTTTCCCTCTAGCTGCGATTGTGATTGTCATTCGATTTAAATCCTAACCTAACACATACAGTGTTTACAGCGATAGGTAGTGGAAACATTATTAACAAAAATACAGCCTATTTAGGATAAGATTTTTTTATAGCCTGTATTGCGTCAACCCATGTTGTGGTGTCGTTAATTTTATCGTCATACATCATTTCATATTGCTTTAGTCTTTCGTATTCAACCCTGCGTTTGTCTTTATAAGTCATAGCATCAGCTATTTTCTTTTCTTCAGCTGCTATTCCTGCTGTGATATCCAGTTTTGCTTGTTTATGTTTTGATTTCCATCCAGCTTCATTAAACTCTGTTATGTCTTCGTTAGGGGTACCATCATTATATTCAATATGACCTTTACTACCATCCCATTGGATAGCATGAATATTGGCAGCTAAATCCAATTTATCGTCAGTAACAACAATTTCTCCATCCACATTCATAATTTTATCCGAAGGTACTAATGTGACTGTGCTCATTTTTTATTCTCCAAAAGATTATTTCGTTGTTCTACTAATGCATTAAAAGTTTTTTGCCCTTTAACTGTTTCATTTCTAAAAGATTCAATAGCACCTGTTTGCCCTCTATTTGTTTGGCTCATTTCAACTTGTAATATAGGCATCCATGCGATAGCGCACTTCCAATCTTCTATATGCTCTTCTGATTGGGGGTGCTTACCAATTACTTTTGTATACCATATACAACGATGAATTACACCGTCCTTAACTTCTTCACATGTTGATCCTAGTGGACAAGTTAATTCAACTTTTACACTCATATTAATTATGCATCTCTTGCAGCTATAATAACGTCCATATATAATGGAGCAGTAATACTTCCTCCTGATACACTAATATTTCCTGACAGTGTATGTGCATGAGAACTACTACTTCCTTTAGATGCTGTATTTATTGCAGTACTATTAGACTGGGCCGTTCCGGCTCTTGGTCTATTAGGCGCATAGTACTGATTACTCTGCGGATAGATTGTCATAGCATGAGTATGGGACGGCATTTCTGATTCCGTTAAAGTATGCGCTGCTGCTGCTAAATTATGTGATCCTGTTAAATTATGGGCAGGACTACTTACAGCCTGACTACCACCAGTTCCACCACCTGTTCCAGAAACTACTCTTAATTGTTTGTCGTTGTTAGCCGTATCTTGTGTCCAATCAGTAGGAGCCGATGCTTGGAAGAAGTCAGTTTTAGTTCCTGCTTCCAACCCACCAGACGGGGCTACTGTAACACCTGACCCACGACCAACATTATCACC